AAATGGCAACAAAGAAATCACCAACAGACGTCACAGGCCGTAGCCGTGATGAGCTAGCAGACCAGTTCTCAGATGAAACAGCTAAGAGAGCTGAAGAAATGTCACTAGCAACAGCAACTGCTGCTATTCAAGCAGAAACACAAGTTATTGACGCTACCAAGCCTGACCGTCAAACAGTTATTGTTGACACAGTAGACCGGGTAGGTAAGCAAGATGACACAGTAATTATTCGTGTTGTAGAAAATATTGAAAACATGACCCTTGGAGCTGGAAACAACTTTAACTTTAAGCCAGGTCAAAAGTACGAAGTTACACGTTCAGTAGCTGAACACTTAAAAGAAAAAGGCTACTTAGCAGCCAATATTTAATTGATTAACGAAGCAGCGGTCTTCCCCCCGCTGTTTCGTTTATCAAGTTTTTTTGGCCGTAACCGCTACCATTAGATTAGTTACGTTAGGAGTGGTTAGTGGCTGTATTAGCAGACCTAGTGTCTAGAGTAAGGCTTGAGCTAGGCGACATGCCAACTCAGTTTACCTACACCGCAACAGGCGACGGAACTACTAAAATTTTTGACTTAAAAAAGAAGCCTGTTGAAAACACAACTCTTTTAGTTACAGTAGCTGGTAGCCCAGTAGCTACCCCAGCCGGATACACGATTCAACAAGATTTAGGCATTGTTACATTTGTAACTGCCCCAGCCAATAACGCTGCAATCTCAGTAGTCGGAACTCATTACCGATACTTTACAGACACAGATATAACCCGCTTTGTTAATACTGCGGTTGAACAGCACACTTTTGAAAGAACAGATGGCTACGGAAGCCAGATGACAATTGCCATGATTCCACCAGTTGAAGAGTACCCATTAGCAATTCTGTCAACAATTGAAGCTCTATGGGCTCTTGCTACAGACTCTGCATTTGATATTAATATATCTTCACCAGACGGGGTTATGATTCCGCGTTCTGACAGATACCGCCAGCTTGTACAAATGATTCAATCTAGAACTGACCAGTACAAGCAGCTTTCCTCTGCACTTAACATCGGACTATGGCGTATTGAGATGGGAACACTTCGCCGTGTTTCTCGCCTTACTAACAAGCTCGTCCCTATGTACTTGGCTCAAGAGATTGATGACTCTCGTAGACCAGAGCGCGTATATATTCAAAACGACCTCAAAGGTCGTAAGCCAATACCTACCTACGCAGGTGTTTATGACATCACCCTTTATCAGGGAGATTCATGGTCTGGCGAATTTGACTTCCCATTTGATGTCACAGCTCTTACTTTTAAAGCTCAAATTAGAACCTATCCAAATGCTCCTGCACTTTATGCGACTTTTGACATTACTAAAATTGACGCGGCTAACGGCCGTATTCGTTTGACGATGGCCCCATCGGCTACTAAGTATTTACCAGCACGAGCTTTCTGGGACCTTCAAGCCACAAGTACAACAGATGCAACCTTCGAACAGACCTATATTCGCGGGCAAGTATTTGTAACCCAACAAGTGACATTGGCTTAATATGAGCGGACTTATTCCAGTAGCCGGCCAAGTAGTTGTGCAGGTAACCCCACCAGCATCGCCTGCGGTTACCTTAAACCAAATTACAGTTGGGGGCATAAATCAACCCTCTGTGGCGTATCATCATACTCAGGGAACATCTTCGGCTGTGTGGACCATAACTCACAACCTTGGTTGGTATCCAAACGTAACTGTTCAGGACTCGGGCGGGTCAATCGTTGAAGGTGAAATAGCCTATACGAACACCATGTCCCTTACGATAACTTTCACCGGGGCATTCAGCGGCAGAGCGTACCTTTCCTAAGGAGAAAAAATAAATGGCACGTAAATATTTAACGTCACTTGATTTGACGAAGAACGAGCTTCAAAATGCTCGTATTCAAAATCTAGCGACTGACCCAGCAAGTCCTGTAACAGGCCAGGTTTACTACAACACCGCTTCTAATGAAATGCGTGTTTATAACGGTACTATTTGGGAAGCTGTTGGACTTAACGGCGTAACCGCTACCGCAGCTGAAATCAACATTCTTGCTGGAACCGCCGTAAGCGCTACAGAACTTAACTATGTAGATGGCGTCACCTCAGGCATCCAAGGTCAATTAAACCTAAAGGCCCCTCTTGCTAACCCTACCTTTACAGGTACGGTTTCTTTAGACTCTTCAATTGTATTTGAAGGCTCTACAGCAAATGCTTTTGAAACTACAGTATCAGTTACAGACCCAACAGCAGATAGAACTATCACATTCCCAGACGCAACAGGAACCGTTGCTTTGGCAGAAGACGTATCCACATCTTTAGGCTCATACGTTGAACTTGCAGACATCGGTATAGCGGGTGGTGTAGCAGGGCTTGATGGAAACAAAAATCTTATAGTTACTGGGTCTTCAATTATTATTGAAGGTGCTACAGCAGATGCTTTTGAGACTACCCTTACTGCTACTGACCCAACAGCTGACCGCACAATCACCCTTCCCGATGCTAACGGAACGGTAATCCTTAGTACAAATAAAGTTACAGATTTAACAGCTCCAACCGGCTCGTTCTCAATGAACAGCAACTTAATCACCAACGTATCAGACCCAGTTAGCGCACAAGATGCTGCAACCAAGGCTTACGTAGACTCAACAGCTCAAGGTCTTGATGTTAAAGCATCAGTTCGTGCAGCTACTGCAGTAGCAGGAACTCTTGCTTCATCATTTGCTAATGGTTCTGTTATTGACGGTGTCACACTTGCAACTGGCGACCGTATCCTTATTAAGAACCAGGCATCTGGAGCTGAAAACGGTATTTATACTGTTAACGCGTCAGGCGCACCGACTCGTGCAACAGATGCCAACGTAAGCTCCGAAGTAACTGCTGGACTATTTGTATTTGTTTCAGAGGGTACAGCTAACGGAAACGACGGCTATGTCCTAACTACTGATGACACAATCACTCTAGGAACAACAGCTCTTACATTTACACAGTTCTCTGGCGCTGGAACTTACACAGCATCTAATGGTGTTCTACTTACTGGCTCTAACTTCACCTTTGAGCCGCTTTCAACAGGTGGTTTGCAAACAGCTGGTGGTGGAGCTTCTATCAAGCTTGCTACCAACTCAGGTGCTGCTACAGACGCTAACGGCTTTGCAATTGGCGCTGGTAACGGCATTACCGTGGGCACTAACACAATCTCTGTTGACGCCACAGTAGTAGCTAGAAAGTACTCAACCACACTTTCAACATCAGCTACCTCATACACAATTACCCACAACCTAGGAACACTAGATGTCCACGTTCAGGTTTATGAAGTGGCTACTGGAGACGAAGTTATAGTAGATAACACCCGCGCTACAACCTCCACTGTGACACTTGGATTTGCATCCGCACCATCATCTAACGCCTACAGAGTAGTCGTAATCGGATAATATAAATGAGTACAAAGGCATTAGTACCCCTAAACGTACTGGCTAAAAGCAGCGAGCCTGTTGGCCAACGTGCAGGTGACCTGTACTTTAATACGACTGACTCAACCCTCTACATCTATAACGGAACAGCTTGGGCTGCATCAAGTGGTGGTGCTGGGGGTGGTGCTGGGGATGGTATTGCCCCTGCCTCCTCATCCGCACCAGGTTCTCCAGTAGATGGGCAACTATGGTTTAACACAGTATCAATGCGTCTATCTGTTTATTCTGCAGGAGCTGCTAATTGGATTGCGCTTGCTAACTTTGCAGACGACCTTAGACAGCATGTTCACGACACCGCGGTTGATGGTACTGGGCTAATTGTTTTTGTATTTGAAGATGCAGGGTTCTATGATTCAACATTTATAATTACAGCAGATGCTGGGTTTTATGATACAAGTTCCTGGACTAGTAGTTACGACGGCGGAACCCCCTTAGATAATATATCTATAATAGATGCTGGGTTTTATGGTACAGATTCCTGGGATAGTGGTTACGACGGCGGGAGTCCAACAGATAATTTTAATTAATTATCTGATATAATAGTAAAAGGTCTGGGAGGACACAGCTATGGCAACAAGAATGCAACAGCGTAGGGGCACTGCGGCGCAGTGGATATCTACTAACAGTGGCAACGGCCCTATCCTAAACGCGGGCGAAATCGGGTACGAAACCGATACAAACAAGTTTAAAATTGGTGATGGTACAAATCACTGGATAAACCTTGACTATTTTATTGATGCTAATTCAACAGTAAATCCATCATTTGGCTCAAGCATTACATTTGAAGGCGCAACAGATAATGCTTTTGAAACTACGGTTTCGGTAACTGACCCAACCGCCGACCGTACAATTACTCTTCCAGACGCAACAGGAACAGTAGCACTTACTTCAGATGTTACTACACACGCAAATCTTACAGAAGCACACGGTGCTACTGGTGCGGTAGTTGGAACAACTAATACACAGACCCTTACTAACAAGACCCTTACATCACCAGGTTTGACAGGAACTCCAACAGCTCCTACAGCAGCAGCAGGTACAGCTACTACACAAATTGCAACTACAGCATTTGTAGGAACAGCGGTTTCAAACCTTGTAGCGTCTGCGCCAGGTGCACTTGATACCCTCAATGAGTTGGCAACAGCCCTTGGAAATGATGCGTCATTCTCAGTAACTGTTACAAATGCACTTGCAACTAAAGCTTCACAAACAGCTCTTGACCTTAAAGCAAATCTTGCATCACCAACATTTACTGGAACAGTGTCTCTTGATACGGGTGTCAACCTTGTATTTGAAGGCGCTACAGCAAATGCTTTTGAAACTACACTAGCAGTAGAGGACCCTACAGCAGATAGAGTCCTAACTCTTCCAGATGTAACAGGAACACTTGCTACACAAGACTATGCAACCAACGCAATAGGAACACATAGCTCAGTCACAACCTCAGTACACGGAATTGCAGATACTGCAGCACTTGCTACAAAGACGTATGCTGATACCGCAGTTTCTACTCATTCTTCAGACACAACCGCTGTGCACGGAATTACAGACACATCTATACTTGTAACAACAAATGGAACTCAAACTCTTACTAATAAAACAATTACCTCTCCATCTGGATTAACTAAATCAGATGTTGGACTAGGGAATGTAGATAACACTACAGATGCAAACAAGCCCATCTCTACAGCTACACAAACAGCACTTGATTTAAAACTTGCCTCTGCAACAGCATCTTCTACATATGCACCCTTGGCTAACCCAACTTTCACAGGAACAGTCTCAGGCGTAACTAAGTCTCACGTAGGGCTTGCAAATGTTGATAACACAACCGATGCTAATAAACCAGTCTCAACGGCTCAACAGACCGCCCTTGACCTAAAGGCGCCAATTGCTAACCCTACATTTACTGGAACAGTTTCTGGTGTAACAAAAACTCATGTTGGTCTTGCTAATGTTGACAACACGTCAGACGCCAACAAGCCCGTGTCTACAGCACAGCAGACAGCTCTTGACCTAAAAGCTAACCTAAACGCGCCTACATTTACAGGTACCGTTTCAGGTATTACAAAAACAATGGTCGGCCTTGACAACGTAGACAATACTGCAGATTCGGCAAAACCAGTTTCTACAGCTACACAAACAGCACTTGATGCTAAGTTAGCACTTGCTGGCGGAACGATGACAGGAGCACTTACTCTTTCAGGCGCACCAACAGTAGACCTCCATGCAGCAACAAAGGCATATGTTGACAATGTTGTTTCTGGACTTAACTTTCATCAACCAGTACGAGTTGCTACAACAGCAAATATTACGCTAAGCGGAGCGCAAACAATTGATGGTGTATCAGTTGTTGCTGGAGACCGTGTTCTTGTTAAAGACCAAACAACAGGAACTCAAAACGGTATCTATGTAGCATCAGCAAGTGCATGGTCACGCGCAACAGATGCAGACAATACTCCCGATGGAGAACTAAAGGGTGGAGACTTTACACTTGTACTTGAAGGTACTGTAGGCTCAGGCTACGGGTATGTTTGTTCTAATACATCAGCAATTACAATTGGGACAACAAACGTAACATATGTAGCATTTAATGCTGCTAAAGCAATTACAGCTGGCTCTGGTCTAACAGAATCTACGCCAGGAACACTTGATATTGCAACTGGCGGAGTTACTTCAACAATGATTTTAGATGGAACTATTGTTGACGGAGATATTAATGCCTCCGCAGCAATCGCTAAAACAAAGATTTCTGGTACTGCAATTACTGCGGCAGATACAGGTACAGTTACATCTGCAATGATTTTAGATGGAACTATTGTTGACGGAGATATTAATGCGTCAGCCGCTATTGCTCAGTCTAAGATATCAGGGTTATCAACAAGCCTTGGACTTAAAGCAGACCTTGCGTCACCAACATTTACTGGTACAGTAACAATTCCTGCGGGTGCAAGTATTTCAGGATTTGCACCACTTGCATCACCAACTTTTACTGGTACAAACACTGTAGCAGCACTTACAGTATCTGGTTCTGGATTAATAACAGCATCTTCTGCTGGTTTAGCGTTTACTGATGGTACACAGACAAAAGAAGGCGTACCCTCACGTACACCAATTATCCAAAAGACAGCCTCCTATGCACTTTCATCACTTACAGAAAGAGACTCTCTAATTGAAGTTGCCAGTTCAAGTGCTACAACAATTACTATTCCATTAAACTCAGCAGTGGCTTATCCAGTTGGAACATCTATAGATATTCTTCAAACTTCTACAGGACAAGTAACAATTGCAGGAGATGCTGGAGTTACAGTTAACTCAACACCAGGATTAAAGCTAAGAACTCAATGGTCATCTGCAACTCTCTTTAAGAGAGCAACAAATACTTGGGTTGTCTACGGCGACTTGACGGCTTAAGAAAATGGGTAAAAGATTTGGAAAGAAGTCACAGGCTTCAAACGACTTTCTAGAGCCATCGGCGCCAACAATCGGGACTGCTACAAATGTTGGAACAGGCAGAGCATTTAACAATGGCGCAGCTACAGTTACATTTTCTTTGCCTGCGCTATCCCCTGCTGCTACATCGTTTACTGTAACTTCATCTCCTGGCGGGTATACTGGAACTGGGTCATCCTCCCCAGTTACAGTCACAGGTTTGCAATCTAATACGGCTTACACATTTACCGTAACAGCAACTAACGCTGCTGGAACTTCTCAAGCATCTGCAGCATCAAATTCTATTACCGCAACAACAGTCCCTGCAACAATGTCTGCCCCTACCCCTACCGCTGGAGTTAATCAAAACTCAATTGCTTTTACAGCCCCAGCAACTGGTGGTAGCGCTATTACTGGCTTTACCGTAACAGGCAGTGATGCCACTACTGGAACAGGGGCTTCATCTCCTATTGTTATTAGTGATACGGGTGGCACTTCTCAAACATACACAGTTACAGCAACTAATGCTAACGGAACAAGCACCGCCTCTCCTGCGTCTGGGTCAATCACTACCCTATCACCGTTCTTCCCGCCGTTTTTTCCACCGTTCTTTCCGTTCTTTCCGCCGTTCTTTCCACCGTTCTTCCCATTCTTCCCATTCTTCCCGCCGTTTTTTCCACCGTATTTCCCATTCTTCCCGCCGTTTTTTCCATACTTTGCCTGCGTACCAAGCGGATATTGTGGCATTACAGATTGCAGTAGGACATGTGGCGGCGGGTCATGCATTATCGTCGATAACTGCGGTAATGTTTGCGGTTGTGACGACTAAGGAGCGATATGAAAGTAAAAAACTTTTACCTGAATTTAGACGGAGATAAAATTATTTTCTACTCAATAGAGTTAGATGATTCTGGGCTTCCGTTAGACTCTAAAATAGACAAAGATTATGCTCTATCTAATAATCCAGAGATACTAGATATAACGCATTTGAACTATATCCCTGCCAAACTTAGTGTTTGGAATGGGTCAGAGTTCATTGCTCCTGAAGGCGAAGAACACAGACTGGCTTGTGGAGTGGTTTGCACAAACGGGTGTGTGTCTTTTGCTTTTCTTAAAGATAATGTCTATTATGGGATGAACGGCTATTGCGTAGGATTCGGGGACAACGATATGAGGATTGCCGCCCTTTCAAGTAACCCGACCATCACCTATGAGGTAGCCGAACTTTAATAATTATAGAGAGGGCACCGTGGAAGAAGGTTTAACTCCTTGGCAAAAGTATAAACAAAATTTAGGAGATACTAGACCTTGGGATTTGCTAAACCCAAGTACTCAATATGTAGATGAAGAAGCGTATTCCAACAGATTAAATATCTGTAGAGGCTGTCCTGAGTTTTTGTCTTTGACTACTCAATGCAAAAAATGTGGGTGTGTTATGAAATTCAAAGCAAAACTAGAACTAGCATCATGCCCCCTAGGTAAATGGGAAGAAGAAGAAAAAAATGCATAACGAAAACGAAAATATTTGGTTTACAAAGGATAGGTCAGAGACCGCATCAAATAGGACCCCTGAAAGGGCGTTAGACAATAAGGTAAGTGTTAAAAACTTAGGTTTGGGCCTAAACGTTTACCAAAATACTTTTTCTAGTGAAGATGCTGCAAGATACATTGACACCCTTGAGTCTAACCTATCAACAGATGGCAAATATAAATGGTCAGAGGCTAGAGTTACAAACTCTAATACCCCAATTAAAAAAGCAAGAGACTGTGTAGACTTTAAATATAAAAAAGAACAGCTTGGGCTCAGAGACGAATCAAATGCAGAACTGATAGACTTGCATGAAGAAATTTATCAAAAGCTTAAATACTGCATAGATGATTATGCTAAATACTGGGGCATTAACGTAGTTTATTATGAAGCTTTTAACTTTGTAAAGTATGAGGGAAGTGGGACCCACTTTAATATTCACGCAGACCACGGCCCTGCTTATAATTGCACAGTATCTGCCGTTATATATATTAATGATGATTATGAGGGTGGAGATATAAAGTTTCCAAGACTTGATAATTTAATCTATAAACCAAAAGTAGGAGACATTGCAGTATTTCCCTCAAACTACATTTACGAACACGCCTCTCTGCCCATGGTGTCAGGAACAAAATATTGCGTTGTTGTTATGACAGACATTAATGAGTTAGGGCACAAGTAATGTCTTTGGTTGCCATATTTAGACCTTTTAGGCCTTGGATAAAAAAAGAAGATGTTTCTAAGCCCGTCCCAACACAAACCGAAATTCCAAATTGGTATAAAAGTGCGGATAGGTTCTATAAGGACCCAGACGGGGAATACTACAAAGCGCCCAAAGAAGTTTGTCCTTTTCCTAAAAAGGGTACGACCGACGACTATGGAAAGATTCCTACGTGGAAAGCTTGCCCCGCTATTCTGGACGCCTTTACAACTGGGTATCTTTTTAAAACACCCTGCGATTTAATCTTTTATAAAAATAGTCAAGGCGTCATAAATGTAAAAATTGATGACCCTAAGTACAAAGATTTTTGTACTCAACGCCCCCCAATGCCGCAGTTTGAACACCCAAAGGGTTATTACCAAAGCCATTTTGCTTGGAGTTCTCCTTGGGGGTTAGAGCTTCCAGAAGGATACAGCGCACTGTTTATGACCCCAATGAATAGATTTGACTTACCATTTTTAAACACTACTGGGGTTGTGGACTCTGACAAAGTTCATTTACTTGGTAGCTTTCCCTTCTTTATTACAGAAGGCTGGGAAGGCACATTACCAGCAGGAACCCCATATATACAGGTTCTTCCTTTTAAAAGAGAAGATTGGGAACACAAAATAGAGATTTTAGACCAGTCTACGATATATGATAAAATGGTTACTAACATGAGGTTTTACCGCCAACCTGACGGCGGGGTATACAAAAATAGTGTTTGGTCAATGCGGGAATACAGATAAGGACTACAAATGCAAACATGGACAGAAAAAGTTGATTTAGGCAATGGCATTTTTTGCTATAAGGGCGTAATCAATAAGGATATTGATGTTATAGGCCGAATTGAGGCTAACCTTAAGCCAGAAGGGGATACCACTGGGTACGCCTGGCAACCCGCATATGTCGGGTATAAGCAGCTTATGCCAGAGTATAGAGATTGCAACGACTTTAAGTTTAAGAAGACGGATATAGAAAACGACAAAAGTCAGGTTAGTTTAAACCTTCAAGCTTTGTGGCAAGACCTATACGACGTTAAACTGCCTGCGGTTCAAGACTACTCAAAGATGTATAACATTAACAACCTAAAGTACTGGGAAGCCTTTAACTTTATTAAGTACGGCCCAGGCCAACACTTTATGGAGCATCACGACCATGGGTTTTCTTATAACTGTACCCTCTCTTTAGTTGCATACCCAAATGATGACTACGAAGGTGGAGAGCTTTACTTTAGATTACAAAACTTAAAAGTTAAAGCAGAAGCTGGAGACCTGTTCATCTTTCCATCAAACTTTATGTATCCCCACCAAGCAATGCCAGTAACCTCTGGGACTAAATACTCTATTGTGACCATGCTTGATTACAGCAAAAAGTTTCACACTCCAGAGATGTATAGCGCAGATGCAGATTAATGTTTAACATCTCAGTTGAAAAAACACAAGGGTCTTTGTTTGACATTCAGCCTATGTCAATTAAAAGAGACTGGATGGATGCGACGTCAGAAAACCATGCTTACAGGTGCTTTCCAGTAACACAGTCAAATGTAATTGGCTGGAGCATGTCTTGTTCAAAGGATATTGAGTTCATTTGGGATGGTGTAAACGACCAAACTCCAAACCATGTTCAAATATTTAGTCCAGAAGGCGCTTACTCTGGTAGAGGTCAGTCTTCTATAAGTTTAGAAACTGGTTTAATTTTTAGAACAGATAAAACGGTTAGTACACTCATCATTAACCCAGTAAATTACTTTAGTAATGAGTTTGAGACTATGTCGTCTGTGATTAGTACTTCTTTTTATGACCACCCCTTGCCTTTAGCTATTAAAGCAAAGATTGCAAATAAACGAGTTATAATTAAAGCAGGAACCCCAGTTGCCACCGTTATTCCTATATCGTTGTCGCACTTAAATGGGACAACTATTAAAATTGTTGAATACCAAGACCCAAATAGAACGAGATTAGATGCGAATACGTCCTATGGAGTTGCCGCACAAAAACTAAATACTGTTGGAGAATGGACAGACTGGTACAGAGACGCTGTTAATGAAAAAGAAGAGAGCTTAGGTTCTCATGAGGTAAAAACATTAAAATTAGGGGTAGTAGATACAACAAAGAGAGATACAATATAAAAATGGATAAAAGCTCATACAAGGTAGTTCAAAGAACGCCATCTATAACCCCATCAGGTTGGTTTGGGGATAGCAAAGACATGATTGTTGAGCTAGAAAACTTCATGACCCAAGACGAAATAGAGTTTTTAGAGAAGGCTGCCAAGTCTTTAACAATTTGGGACGTTACCGAAAGCCATACAAATGAGAATGGGACCGTTACCTATGACTCAGACTATTGGAAAGACAGAGTAGCAACTCAACCAACCTTAGATAAGAATGACCCAAAAATATCCCCAATAATCGCAGGGTTGTTTCAAAGACTAAGGCCAATTATTGAAGAGTTTTATAAGGTAGAGGTTGTTCCAACTGGTACAACTATTGTTAAATGGCTTCCTGGACAGCTTCAAAAGCCCCATGCTGATAAAGAATTGCATGAAGGCCCTGATGCTGGAACGCCTAATGACTTTCCAAATTATGACCTTTCAAGTTTGTTCTATTTAAATGATGATTACGAGGGCGGAGAATTATACTTCCCGCTACAAGGCGTGCAGTTTAAACCTAAAAAGGGCGCTGCTTATTTTTTCCCAGGCGATAAGAACTACATCCATGGGGTTACTGAAATCAAAAGTGGTTTAAGGTTTACATGCCCCTTCTTTTGGGAGATTACAAAACATACAGGGGATAGAAAACCATGAACTTAAATAATA